AGACCTGCCCTTTCTTTAAGGACAACATTCATTTTAGTAAAAACACCAATGTCAAGTAATTCCTCAATCACCGCCCGACGTTGATGAGACGGTAGCTGCATAAAGGGAACAAAATTCGAAGAACCAAGGACCACGACTTGATGAAATGATTTGTGGTTAAGCTTAAGAATATTTTGCTCAATGATTTTTTGATAATCGCGACTGTGCGATTCTTGATTTAACAATTGGCCATTTCGATAAACCTCAAAAATATTTGGCTTCATTCCTCGGACAATCTTATAATCAATTGGGCCTACACTAAAGTGAACAGTGACAAGACAATTTTTATTGTTGATCGTATTAATAAGTTGAGGCTTATTAATGTTGCGGTGTGGTTTACCAAATAAAGCAAACGATAAGGCATCAAGCATTGTAGACTTTCCTGCACCGTTTGAACCTACTACTAAAGTCGAGGCGTTCTTGTTTAAATAAACAGTGCTTGCTTTATTTCCTGTCGACAAAAAGTTTTGCCATTCCAATTTTTTAAATTCTAAAATCATATTGCGTCTAAGGCCTGTGCTTCTGTTAATAGTTCTTGAAGCATTTTCTTTAAGATGTCTTGGTCTAAGTTTGTTTCAGTGGCATCAATGTAACTATTCAAAAGTGTGGATGTATCGTCAACTTTTACATCGTCATCATTTATTTTTTCACCTGCGTACTCATCAAAGTTTTCGATGATCTTTACTTCGTAAGGTTTAAAGTCATAAATTTTTTCTATGAACTTATCAAACTTGTAAAGGTCCTTTTTATTGGAAACAATTACTTTGACATAGTTGTCTTCGACCATGTCTTTTGTCACGTCGATTTCATCATCTTCGTTATAGTAGAATTTACGAAATAGAACATGCGGATTCTTAATAGCAGAAAGCTTTCGTGTTTCAGTATCCAAAACATGAAAATACTTTGGATCACCTGCATCGGACCACGTCAATTCAAACTGCGTACCAAGATAAGTGACATTAGAACGAGAACTTTTTGTATGATAGTGCCCACTATAAACAGCATCGTATCGATCAAAAATCGATTTGTCCATGCCATGAGACTTAATTGTTGCATTACCCATGTACTTGAATCCACTCAACTCTAAGTGGCCCATCATAATAGATGCCTTTGAGTTTTTGATAAAGTCCATTGACTTATCATAATTCTCTTCACACATCCATGGCAATAAACCAATGTCTAGTCCTTCATAACATTTTACAGTGGGTTCTTCATGAATGTGAATTCGATCAGAGTATTGCTTAAGTATTTCGCGTAAAGAATTTAGTGTGTTCGTGTTTTTATAATATACATCATGGTTACCAAGAATAATGTCCATGTGAATATCATAATCATACAACTTCTTAATAAAGTGCTCGTAGTTATGACGAAGAACTTTAAAGTTTACATATTTACGATGTTCAAAATAATCACCTAAATGAATAATCTTTTGAATGTTATTCTTTTCTAAATATGGAAAGAACACACTATCATAAAACTTGGCCGTATGCTTAAGAAAAATATCCGAGCCATTCTTTACGCCTGCGTGCGTATCAGAGATAAGAGCGATTTTCATTTATTGAAAAATTTGTCAAGTTTCCCCGCAACCTTTTTCTTTACTCTCTTATTTTTTTGTGCTTTTTTGAATTCTTTAATCGATTCATCACGCTTTCGAACTGCATGAGTTTTTTGCTTAATTCGATCAACGATTCCTAGAGCATCTGGGTGATTGCCCGAATCCATTACTTCATAAGCACCGGCGTGTTCCATGTATTTTTCTTTAATATCCTGTTGCTTTTTCTCTTTAGCAATTCTACGTAAGAATGCATAATAAGATATTTGCGTAAAATATGCAAAGGCATTGGGTAGTCCAGTTCGAGTTGCCTTTTCAACATTATAGTTCATAATGGCCTTGATGCAATTTTCGACTGCATCCATCACCATTTCTTCTCTATACGTGTATCCAGAAAAATTGGATTTGTGTGATAACCCTTCTGCAATTTTAAGAAAACACTCGCCGATATATTCGGTAATGATAGGTTCTTCTTTATTTTCTGATTTTGCTTCGTTTGCGCTATTTACATATTCAACGACGGCTTGAGAAAAATCTTTATTGTTAACGTAATGTGGTTTATCTTTCGCTTTCATAATTATTACATGAATGTATTATATACTATAGAATTAGTATTGTACATAACATTATGCTATAATAGTGCATTTTATTATGTACAAATTTTTTATTCTTGGTATAATAGTTCTGTAACGAACGGAATACTAATTATCCCATTGTTTCCTCCACTTATTAAATTGTGGATCAAGAACAGATGAACCTTGATTATCAACTTCATCAGGAAATAGTTGATCGAGTATTGAATCTATTTCCCCTTCTGTCATAACAGCAGAAAGCTTATTCATAAGGTTATAACGATGATAATAGATTTTCAATTCAGGTGTTGTCGGAGATGCCACTAAGATTTTATCACCTTTAAGGGCAATTGGTTCTCCATCATTAGTGTGAAGCCACGGTTTTAAACTGCCTTCTCCCGATACATCGTACTTGAGTTCAAGTGGTTCTAAAAGATGGAACGTATCGTTATCAGCATCATACTCTTGTTCTAATGCTAAAATGTAGCTTCCATCTATAAGTCTAAACCCACTTACGAGATGATCATCTAAAAAGTCTCGAATTGCATAAATCATAGTGGAACTTCGTGTGTTTTATAGTTAAATTTTTCTTTAGCGTAAATCTTTACTCGCTGAATGGCATGATTGAGTGTGTAGTTCTTTCGTTTCTTCCAAGAAAGATCGTCTGCTAAATCGTAAATTGTCGTACCTTTACCGTCTTCTGTTTTTCTCAAACCTCGACCGATCGATTGTAAAATTCTTATTTGTGATTTTGTCGGTGAAGCAAACACGATGTTATGAAGATTGACAATATTTACACCGGTTGAAAATGTACCAACGCTTGCAACGATGATTGCATTTTTTTCCTTTTCGGTAATTTCCCGTATTCTTTCTCGCTCTTCGGCATTCACTGCACCTGAAACGAAAAATACTTTACGACCGGTTCCTTTTAATTTATTTATAAAGGCATCGTATAAAGGTTTACCATGCTTCTGCACAAGATTATAAAGAACTAACGAGTTTCCACTCTGATCACACGTCAAATTTACAATAAAGCGATTTCTTTTTTCGTGTGAAACAATGAAATCAATTTCATCTTGGTACTTAAGTTGTCGACAAAACTTTCTTTCTTCGTCTTTATATTTTAATACCAGACATTGTACGGTTAACTGTGCCAGTGTATTTGAATCAATGAGTTCTTTCGTCGATGTAACTTTATACACTGGTCCAAAGTTTCCTTCAAGCGTCATCTGATTTGAAACGGCATTATCAATTGTTCCTGTCGTGCCAATTCTATATTCAGCATTAACAAGGCGATTCATAATAGTCGTTAAACTTTTTGCTTTAAAGGTGTGTGCTTCATCGCCAATTACCATTCCATATTGTGTAAACCAATGAGGTGGAAGTTTAATGGCGCTTTGCCATGTGGTAATTACTACCGAACTTTCAATATTAAGCTTTTCTTTGCCCGAATAAATTCTATGAACATCTTCTTCTACATCAAACTCGTTATCTTTCCAAGAATAAGATTCAAAATCTTTGTACATTTGTTCAACCAACGATGTCGTCGGAACAACAATGAGAACCTTCTTATTCATTTCATGATTTAGGTAATGCCTCATCATAGTATAAATGATAAGTGATTTACCTGATCCAGTCGGTGAAATAAGAATCGTTCTTTTATTCTGAATAGCATGACAAAAAGCATCAAGTTGATAATCACGAGGCTTAATGTCTTTATCCTTTATCGTTAATTTACTATTGTCAATAAAGGATTGCAAATCTTTCTTTTCATAAAACTTATGAGATAAAGAATCATCGCATTCTAGTTTATAACCTCGTTCTTGACAAAACTCAGCAACTCGTGCAAGTAGACCAAACGGAAGTGTGTGTGATCGAGAATCGTATAAACGGATTTTACCATCCCAAAGTTTATTTCGATATGCGGGCATAAACTTATAGCCCTCTGCGTAGAACGTAAAGTACTCTTGCAACTCCATCAGTATACCACTATCGTCACTATGTAGTAGTACTTTAGATTC